ACGAGCTGCGAGCTGTTCCACGGGTCGAAGCCGATCGCGGCGACATCGAAGAGCTCGCGATCGTGGTTGATCTGCTGACGGATGAAGTCGTAATCAGCGACGTCGCCTGACGTGACGGTGAGCAGCCCTTCGCGACGCCAGATGTCAGCGGCGCGAGCTGTGCGCTTGCTGAGTCGATCGAAAGCTGACTCTGGGCACCAGTGCCGCCAGACGACGTCATAGCCGCCCGTGCCGTCTGGGAACGTCCAGCAGAGCGAGCAGAGATCGCTCGTCGCAGCGAGGTCAAGCCCGCCGTATGCAGTGCGCCCGTGCAGTCGCTCGACGTTGACGATGCCAGCGTTTCGGTCCCACACGGGAAGCTCGACGAAGCGCGTCTCTTGCTTCGTTCTGATGCCGAGATGCAAGCGCAAGAATGACGAGAGCTCTGCGGGGCTGTTTTTTGCGCGTGCTGCTCTGTCGAGCAGGTACTGACGTGTCGGGCTGATCCCGTAGCCGGGGTTCGCCTTCGCCCACGTTGCCTCGCTGAATGGGTCGTCGTCAGCGTCTGCACACCAGATGACGCCGTACGTTGCTGCATCTTTGATGACGCGCGATGCGAGCTGCTCGACGTAGTTACGTTTCCGGGCGTAGATCGTGTCTTGTCGCCCGTCGTCGGCTGTCGTGATCATGCAGACGAGCGGCTGCGTACGTGAGCCGGTGCCTGACTCGATGACTTCGACGAGCTCGCTGCTGCGATGCGCGTGCAGCTCGTCGACGATGCCGCCGTGCAAGTTGCCGCCATGCAGGGCTTCTGCGACTGAGCTGACAACTTCCATATAGCTGTTCGTTGTCTTGTGCACGATGCGCGACGCGTACGCCTTCACGTGCGGTCGCAGAGCTGGCGACTTCGCTGCGAGCTGACGCACCGGGTCGAACACATAGCGCGCTTGCTTCGTCGTCGTCGCTGCTGCGACGACTTCTGCGCCTTGCTCGCCGTCAGCACACGTGAGATAGACGCCGATGCCGCCGAGCAGCGTGCTCTTCCCGTTCTTGCGCGAGACCTCGACGTACGCCGTGCGCACTATGCGCACATAGTCATTCGCGTCGTCTTCCCAGCGAACCCAACCGAAGACAGGCGCGATGATGTACGCGATTTGCCACGGGTCAGGGATCAGTGGGTGACCGGCCCAACGACCCTTCGTGTGTCGCAGTCGCTTGAACGCGTCGAGCACTCGATCGACACGAGCAGGATCGAAGCGTGCGCCTTTGACGTTGCGCGGCTCTGGCGTCTTGATCTCAGGCGGGCACGTCGGCAACGGGATACCGCGATCGCGTAGATACCACGCGACTTCGGGCGACAGCTTGAGCTCGTCAAGATCAACGTCTGCTGTAGTCATCGGGCGTCGCAATCAGTGCGAAGACGACCCACGCGCATGCAGCGGTCGTCAGGGCAGTGCGTACGCCGAGCTCTGTGTTTCTGATGATCTGCTCGATGTTGCTGACGACTGTCACGCCGAGCAGTGCAAGCAGCGATTGCGACATCAGACGCATGCGAGCTGTCCAGCGTGACCACTTCGTGAGCAGGCTGCGCGCGATCATGACGAACGCGATCGCAGCAAGCAGAGCGTTCGTTGTGCGCCAGATGTCGCTGAGCAGCAGTGAGCTCATCGTGCGCCAGCGAACGGGTTCGCACCGTCATCGTCGTCACGATCACGATCGATGCGCGCGCGAGCTGACGGGGTGAGCCCGAACTCTTGCGCGAGCTGGCGAATCAGATGCGCTGCGTCGCGCTGAATCTGAATCGCTGGGTTGCGCACGAGATTGCCGTGCATGCCCTTGACGAGCACGGGGGAGCGCGCGAGCAGAGCCGACGCCTTGCGGTGCTTGTCGACTGCTTCGCAGTACGCGACGAGCGCGTCACGATCAGCGGGCGACGCGATCTTCATGAACTCAAGCTCGGCGACTGTGTAATCGAAAATCTCGCGCACGTCGTCGCTCATGTCGACGGGCGGCACGATCTCACCGCTGCGCGCGACAGGCTCAGTCGTACTGACGTCGCGCTCGCGTGCGCCGTTGAGCAGACGCAACGAGGCGGGCTTCGGCGCTGGTCCGCGTCGTCCCATGTCGTCACCTCTCTTCTGGCTTGTGCAGCACGATCACTGGCTCGAATCGCTGCATCTGCTCGCCCTGACCGGGCACGCGTGACAGCGGGAATCGCTCGACACGCAGCAGCTCGAAGCCGAGCTCTTGCGCGACGTCGCACGTCCACTGCACAAGCGGATAGGTCGTCGAGCCGATCTTGACGTCTGCGATGTTGATGACGTTGTGCGCGCCAGCTCGAAGCGCGACGTACTGCAACGCGAGCATCGGGCGCAGGAAGCCTTCGCGCCATGCGTCGCCGCTCTTGTATCGCTGCCAGCTCTGCGTGTCGTCGTCGCTGTATTGCTCTTTCGAGAAGTACGGCGGCGACGTGAATGCGAAGTCGCACGAGTCGCGCAGCGGGATCGCGTCAACGTCTTCTGCTGGCAGATTGATCAGCTCGACGCCGTCAATGCCGAGCGTCTTCGTCATGCGCAGATTGCCGTCGTGCGTCGGCACGTTCGGATCGATGCCGATGTACCGACTGCACTTGCTCGCTGCGTAGCCGATGAGCCTGCCGCCGAAGCCCGTTGACGTGTCGAGCACTGTCGCGCCGTCTGGTGCAAAACGTCGATACATCAGCAGCGCGAAGCCGGGTCGAAAGTTCGCTGCGACTTGCGTGCCGAGCACCATGCCGAGCGAGCTCAGCAGTGACGTGTCGTTGAGCTTCGAGCCGTCGTCGATGACGAGCTCGATCGCGCGTCGCATGCGCTCGTCATCGTTGAACGCGTCGACTGCTGTGCGTGAGCGCTTGCCTGCGATCGGGACATGCCAGCGATGCGGGTGATAGCTGTCAGCGACGTGATAGCCGATGTCTGTCGTGAGCAGTGCTTCGCTGTCGAGCGTCGCGAGCTTGTTGAGTTGCTGCATCTGCTCATGCAGTGCGAGCTCGCGATATGGAAACCCGCGCTCGCGATAGAAGTTCATCGCTGCTTCGACGATCTGCTCACGCGTGAACATCGAGAACGCGTCGAGCTCTGCATCTTGCTCGACGTCTGTCGCTGCTGCGACGTCGAGTGACGACATCAGTGCGAGCAAGTCTTCGTCGCTGTAGCCGGTGCCGTCGAGCTCGTCGAAGTCTTGCAGCAGCTCGACGAGCTGAGCTTCGTCATAGTCAGCGACGTCGTTACTGCGGTTGTCGACGAGCAAGATGCGTCGAGCTCTGTCGTCGTCGACGTCGAGCCAGATGACAGGCAGCTCGTCGATGCCGCGCTCGCGAGCTGCGAGCAGTCGATGATTTCCAGCGAGCACGTAGCCGGTCGAACGCTGCGCGATGACTGAGCCATAGAAGCCGTTGTCGTCGATCGAGCTCGCGATCTTGTCGACGTCACCGCGTCGCGGGTTGTGCGGGTGCGTACGCAGCTCGTCGATGTTGACGAGCTCGTACTGCTGCGCGATCACAGCAGCGCTCATGCCCACGACCCCCAGATTCGGGTTATGCAACGTCGATAGTTCGCGAGATCAGCAGGCTTCGGCGCATCGTGAGCGAGCAGCGCGACTTGTGCGCCGACACTGTGGAACGCGCACACTTTGCCTCGCCAGTTCGGCATCGTCACGAGCGTCATGAAGTAGACAAGCGCGCCGACGCGCTGCGCGTACTTGACCATGCGAGCTGCGAGCTCGCGATCGTCAAAGCTCTTCGTCTTGAGCTCGAAGCACGGCACGACGCCGCTTCGCTTGCAGATGCGCACAAGCTCGGCGTAGGAGTGAATGCGCACGCGTGACCCGTATGACGTGCCGACGTGTCGAGTGCGTCGCAGCCGCTTCACGTCGCGTGTCGACCAGAAGATCAGCGGTCGATCGAGCTCGCTGTCAGTCAGCGCGCGACGCCCGAGGCGACTGCGACGCACGATGAACAGATAGCCGTTCGCGCGCGGCGTTCCCCAGTGACAGCCGCAGACACCGTCTGCTGTGCGTTGCAGATTGAGATCGATGAAGCGCCCGCCGTCTGAGCCGACTCGCTGTCGTGCAGCGTTACGCACAGCACGAGGAGAGTCGCCGAGCCAGTACGGCTCGACATGCAGTCGATCAGTGCGTGCGGGCATCGCGACGTCGATCACGAGCTCGATCCCCCTCGACTCAGATCACGTCAACTCACGCGGTTGAAAGCGCAGC